AACCTTATGTCTGAGATTCGCGATCGCCCTGTCGGCTCTCGGACCCAGAGTGAAATCTGGTCGCAGATCAAACAAGCACTCCGCCTGGCAGTCCGCCGGAAGTGGATCACGCACAATCCTTCAGATGGCATAAAGGGTCCGAAGTCCGATCGTTCCGCTCGCAAGGCAGTCAAGCGTGAAGTTTTCGAGACTTTGAGCCAGCAGTTCGACAATTACATCCATTGGGTCCGTCGCCTCGACGCCGACGCAGAGCTGCCGATCGTGATCGCCTCGCGGATGGGTCTGCGCGCATCAGAGATGATGGCGTTATCTCTGGACCGTTTGCCTTCAGTCGGGCAGAACGAAGTCACGATCGATCGAGCCTGGAAGCATGTCGATAAAAGCCAGTACGTCATCGGCCTGCCGAAGCATGAGAAAGTTCGGAAGGTCAGCATCTCAAGCCGCTGGTTGAACGAGCTGCGTCTTCGCGGTGAGTCTCAGCATGGTGATGCCCCTGCCCGGCAGCACAATCAGTGGAGCGTCGATCAAGCCATCGTCAGTAGCGAGCGTTTGATTTTCGGCGGTCGGTCTCATCAGATGTTTTCTAATGCCTGGGATCGCGCTCAGTTCGCGAAGAACGGTTACCTGCTGACGGTGTCAGGAAAGCAGTCGAAGAAATATTCGGTCGTGCCGATCGCTTCTGACATCAGTGATGAAGATCTGGCGCACCTGCGCTCAGGCCAGCATGGTGTCTCGAAGGGTTCGACCAGGACAGACGCTGCTGAGTTCGATACGAAGGCAGAGGCGGCGGCGCACTGCGGCGTGACCCTTCTGACCTGGCACGATCTCAGGCACTTCTATGCATCGATGCTCTTCAATGCAGACTTCTCGATCGGTCGCATCACCGATCTCATGGGCCACTCTGAAGAGAAAGTCACGCGCGACTATTATCGTGAGTGGATCTCAAACAACGAACGAGCCAGCGAAGAAGCCGACGCGCTCGAAGCAATGTTCGGCTGAACGAAAGATCTCCCTGAATTATTGCGCCGCCCCGAGAGGCGGCGCTTTTTTTATGCTGGGCGATAGTGCCAGCATTCGCGCTTTCCGATTTCGCTATTCACATAGAACTTATCGCGGACGATTATCTTGCGATCCAGCAAGCAATACGCCACATGGGTGACCGCCGCAGATTTGTTTTTATTCTCCGTCAAATGCTCTGAAACTAAACCGCTTTCCAAGATTGCTCGCACGGTGATTCCTTTGGGATGATTGGGATCAGCAATTTGCTCTGCCGTGAATTCTTTGCATTGCTCGGCGTACAAAATGTCGATCGCCTCTTTCAGCTCCTGAGAAACGCGCGTATTCAAATCTCTGCGCTTTTTCCTCCTTCCACCAACGCGAGATGGGCGGTGAGTAGGTGGTGGCAAATCCTCCTTGTCCAATTCATACCGTCTCGCGAAGTCTTCCGGTTTGATAATTTCCTGACCGATGTCGCCGATCACCAAAAAATCGCCAGCCTCGATCGTAAAATCCTTTTCGAGCTTGATGAATTCGACTTCAGTCTGAACTTTAAGTCTCGCTCGTTGCATTTTCTCCTCCTTGGTTTCGACCGCCATCTCTGCCCATCGCAGAGACTCCCTGACAGCCGTTGGTTTCCCCGTGACCCGTAGGTCATAAATCTTCTTCGACCCCCCTCAGCGAAGCTCTGTGTGAGCCGATTTTCAGGAGATCGCCCATGATTGCGCCGTATCCACAGAAATCGACGATATTATCCTGGTTCGAGGGATTTGATTCCGATCTGGCGAGTTTCATCAGCGCAAGCATCGCAGCAACCTGGTGCGGCTTGATCCAGGTGATCAGATAGGCAGACCACAGGTCCGCGATTCGCTGGTGCAGCTCGACATGATCGCCGTGCTCGACAGCTCGATCGCCGAGAACCTTGATCGCTTCTTCAAGCGGCCTGGTTAGGCTCATTGTCATCGAGTGTTTTGATCAGTGCATCGAGGCTGGCCCGCGTTACCCAGTACGGCGACCCCCGCCCCTCGCCAGTGAGCTGCTGCCCGTCGAGCCGCCCAACTTCGATCATCAGTTTGATCCGGCGGCGACCAGAATTTCCACCTTCGCCGAAAAGAACCATCGACGCATCGTAGATGGAGACGAACTTGCTGTTCTGGTCTCGATCAGTCATCGAACATCCCCCTCTTCGGCGCTGCGTTCTCCCGTGGCGTCTTCGTCTTCACGGCGACATTCAAATAGGTTGATGACTTCATCTCAGCGTCTTCCGGCGGCGTTGGATCGTTCGACGTATCGGGTGCCTGTCCACGTCGCGAGACAAGAACTTTTTGTCGCTTGCCTGATGGATCGGTCCAATTGGCCCTGACTTCGTCGTTCGCCCATCCCGCGACTTCGTATGTGCCAGCGGCAAGCGTTTCCTTGACGATGACATCACCATTGCTGAATGGCGGACGACGGCCCTGCCAGCCCTGGACAAACTGCATCGGCGTAATCGAGACCGGACCACGGTCGGTCTGAACCATCGAGACCAGGCCATCGCCCTCATTGCAGAAAAGATTCATAGAAAGTTTCGCTGGCTCAGCCATATGCGCTCTCCTTAAATTTCCCGATTGTTTTCAATTCTTCGAAGAGAGGAGGATCGTGTTCTTTCAGGTCGCTCATCTCCGCGCCGTTGTCCCGCTTCCATTCCTGCAGCTCAGAAGCGGAGCTGACGGCTTCGAGATCCTTCACGATGTCAATGTCTGAGAGATCGCGGGGAGAGGTAGCGGCTGGGCTGGATATCACCGCCACCTCTCCCGTTGATGATGAAGCAGGGTCTGCCACGGCAACCGCTGTGGGAGCAGTCGGAGTGACAGGATCTGCCTCATCGATCGAATCAGATGCGAGATTTCCGTCATCGTCTTCACCGGTCTGCGCGATGTTCGCCATCGCGGCGAGTGAGTAGCGTTTCGCATAAGTGATCGCGCTGCCCACGCTTTGCGGGGTGACCTCCCCCTTATTATTCGGCACGGCCTTGATCTTCATTGCAGACCGCATCCACTGACCGCTCTCATGGATCAGCGTTGTGATCAGGATTTCACCGTCTTCGCTTTGCCAGGGTGCCTGGGTGAATGCGAGACCATGCTCGCCGTAGATCGGCCTGACGATCCGCGTGATGACATCGAGGTCGGCGTATTCGGAATTGAAGAACGGATTCTTCGATGACTTAGGCGCGTTCCTCAGCGTAGCGTCGGCCTTTGCCTTGGCCTCTGCCAGCTTGTCTATCATCGATGACTGCAAGCCCTCGAACATCGGCGGCGCGACATCAGGCGCGGCTGGAATTTTATTGATCAGGTCACTCCTCACCGTCGTCATCTTCTTCCCCCTCCACCTCGATCTTTCCGCTGCCCAGGCATCTCTCGCAGGCCGTCTGCTTAAATCTGGTCTCGGTCAGTTTCCATTCATGGAATCCCCATCCGTCGCATTCAGGGCAGTCACGCTCCATAGAACGCTTGCTTCAGCTCCAGGATGAATTCGGGTGTGTAGTTCGATTGCAGCATCCAATAGGACCAATCTGGCTCGCACAGGTCCATGATGGCCTCCACCGTATCAGTGCGCTCCAGCATGCGTTGGCGCTTCCGAGCTGTCGCTGCCGCCATCTCAATCGCCTCATTGAGATCAGCCTGCGGGATTTCAAAGATTCGATGATTGATACGATTTGCGTAGAGCAGTTTCGCGGTGCCTCCGAAGTGCTTTTGATAGTGCGCGATCTGCAGGACATCGCGATCGATTGGCGCGGCTGGCACCGAGTTATTCGAATAGCCAGACTTTGAAGTGCTTGCTTTATCCCATCGCGTCTTCAGCTCGACGATCACTCCACCGCCTCTGCCGTCGCAGTAGCCGATCGATGGCACATCGACCCCTGGCAGTTCGATTGATACTCTCTCCTCAGTGTTGACTTCGTTCGCGCCGGTGAAGATTTCACGCAGGCCGGACACAGCATTTTCGAGGGTTTTGCTTATTGCTGAGCCATCGTCTGAAAGCAGGTGATCTGTGACTGAGTGATCTTTCCTATTCGCTGGCTTGTACGTCTGCAGCGTCGCGATCATATCTGCGACGGCCTCGCTTTCGGTCAGCGCGCCATTGACGACCTGCATGGCTGCTTCTCCGACATCAGAGCCAGCCTCCATTTTGATAGAACCGATTTTCGTGTAGTGCTTAACCCGCAGATCGGCCTCTGGATCACCAGCGCGCTGATCGCGGCGTGCTTCAAAATATTTGGGAAGGCGGTAGGCGTATTCAGCCAGTACGAGCCAGAACGGCGTATTAAGTTTTGAGGGGGACCAGTGAGATATCCCACGCGATTTGTAGTGCTCGGGTACTTTTGCCATCTCGAACTCCCTCTGCACTAGAATGCAAAGGGGACGAATTGGCGTCAATAGGTGACAAGTCGGTCTGGTCTAATTTCTTGTGGATAGCGCTGTGGAAATTCTTTTACAACTCGTCTGCGTCGATCGGATCGTAAGCGTCTGAGTAAATGGGATGCGCATCCATACCCTTCGCGGCACGGTTAGCGTTCGCCAGATCCATGCACTCGCGACAGACTGGCTCGCGGACACCATCAACAGGGAATGATGGCACGCGCTTGGGATTGAAGCTGAAGATTTTCTTGCAGGAGAAACATTCACCATGCGCGAATGCAACGGTCATGGCAGGCGAACCTCGACAATTTTATCCATCCGCTCGATGTCTTTAATCTTTGCAGATCGGACGGTGCCATTGCGGACCAGCGAGAT